TTTGTAACCGGCGCGCTCAGTTTCAGCGGACAAATCGGCTCGCGAATCAGCAAGTTGCTACAATCAACGCTGTCGTTTGCGGGCGCGATAACAAAGCTCATTCGCAAGGGAATCAGTTCGGTGCTGAATCTGGCTGGAACATTCAACACGCTGCCGATACAGCCGCCGCCTCCGACGCCGATTATCATAATCAACGCGCCAGTTCCTAACGAAGTCGATGTCACCGCTCCGGCAACGGTATTAACTGTTGACGCGAAGGCAGGTGGTGTCGTAATAGACGCCCGTCGATGAGCACGCAGTCAGGCGTTTATTATCTAGGAACGTTCGGCTGGCCGATCAAAGTAATACTCGGCGGCGATCTGACCGGTACAACTGACGTCCTTTTGGACATGGTAAAACCGGACGGCAACACCGTTCACCGTGACCTTACCAGCAGCGTTGTATCAAACGCGGCAGCGGGCGAAGTAACCTTCACACTGCACCAAAGCGAAGTTGATCTGGCTGGGATTTACACCTTCAAAATCTCGGCGCTGACAAGCACGACGCGCGCGCTTATCACTGAAGGCACACTCGAAATCACTGCCGGACTCGAGAGCGATCCAGACTTCTTGGTGGTTGAAGACGGAACAGGACTGGTCAACGCGAACAGCTACGCGAGCGTGAGCGAAGGCGACGTTTATCACGCTGGCCACCTTTACGCGTCCGTGTGGACTAGCTCAACACCAAGGGAGAAGGCGCAAGGGTTAATCATGGCGACGCGGATGCTCAACCAGATGTATTACTGGAACGGCCAGCGCAAGAAACCGGTGCCGCTCGATCAGGCGTTGGATTGGCCGCGTGTGCCGTGTTACGCGGTGCCAGCTTGGGGCAACCCGATTCCGCCGATCACCTATGACTATTGGTTGCGCCTGACATGGCCATTCGATCAGGTGCCGCGCCAGATTAAAGAAGCGACGATTGAGTTTGCGCGCGAACTGAAGGCAGCAAACCGAGTGGCCGACTATGGCAGCAATTTAGGGATCGATAGCGTTAGCTTGGGACAAGGCGCAATCACCGTGAAGTTCGATACGACGGTGACTGGAACGAAGCTAATTTTAACCGAAACCGTCATAGCAACACTGAAGCCGTTCGGCAGGCCAGTGATGCAGAACCCAAGCACAATCAGGATTCAGAGGTAACAGCGATGGACATGCAGGGCATCGCGAAGCAAGCAGTCGCGGTTGGCATGAGTGTTGCCGGCAACGCCAAGGTCGCGGCCATGCTCAACATGGGACAGACGGACGTTTACGATCCGGCGACCGACACCACCACACAGACAGGCGGCGCGAACGTCACGGTGCTGGGATTGTTTTACGTGCCGATGCAAAGCCAGAACACAGGCGCGCCCGGATTCGCGGCAAACTTTTTGGTCAACGCCAACGACATACCAGCCGGAACACAAATTAACGAAGCCGACAGCGTCACGATCAACAATGAGGTTTGGCAAATCGACCTTGTTGAGCCAATACTGCAAGCGGCATGGAAGCTGCACCTAAGAAAATGATCAGCGACAAGATTCGCGCCGCACAATCGGTCGCGAATCAATCCGGTTTGATTTTAACCGCCTTGTCTTTGCCGCGAGAGGATTACGAAACGTTGAAAGGCGAATGCTTGCAGTTCCCGATCACGTTGAACATTAAAACCGATCTCTACGAAGGCATGACTGTGAAGCGGCTTGAGCGCAAGGTAATCTACGAGCCAGAGGAAAAGATCATCTACGCCGAAACGATTATCACCCCTGAAGATGGCAACGGATAACTACAGAGAATTCAGTTTGAACTGGGAGGCGCTGGCCGAAAAAGCAAAGCACAGCGTTAGCGACGTCATGCGGAAGGTGACGCTTGATCTTTGGACAGGCATTACACAACGAACGCCAGTTGATACAGGCCGCGCGCGGGCCAACTGGTTTGTGAATGTCGGCAGTCCATCGAAACAGCTTGACCTGTACCCGGAATTCAAAACGAACTATCGCACGGTCGCTGGGAAACGTGTCCGCATTTCCAACAACGTGATTCCGGCACCGCAAGTGCCTGACCTTAGCAAGATCGACGGAACACAAGACGTCTTTATCAGCAACAACCTGCCGTACATCAAACGGCTGGACGAAGGCTGGTCACAACAAGCGCCGAGCGGAATGATTGAAGGCGCAATCACGGCGGTAAAAGCGCGGGCTGAAAACTTCCTAAAAACATGAGCTTCGCTTCTACGCATAAAGCCATCGCAACCTTACTGGCGTCATGGAATACCGCTGACGCGATCCTGTTCGCGGACAATCAGCCGGAGAACCCGCCAACGACAGCGACTTGGATGCGATGGAGTTTGCAACCGTCCGACACATTTAGCGCCGACGCGACCGCGACATTTGAGCGCACGGTTGGCTTGCTCTACTTCCAAATCTTCACGCCTGAAGCCAAAGGAACGCGTGTTGCCCATGACCTCGCCGACAAACTGAGCGCGCTCTTGAACGAGAAACGCTTCCTGAATGAGGAGGGCGGACACCTCCGGTTTGAGCGCGTCAGGTTGCAATATGTTGGCGCGGGCGGCGCGACCGGCTGGCTGCAACACAACGCGATTGTTCAATACACCGAGGACGATGCGGCGGTTAACGCACCATCAGTCGGCGGCCAAATGCTTCTTGGCACCGAGTTATCGCGCCAAGGGCCAATCGTCATCACAGCGGCATCGCAGACGCCTTCAACGCAAGCCAAACGGATCCATCACATTCAAATCGAAATATCCGGCGACGGTTATACCGCCATTCTTTATCTGCCGGTCATCAACCGGCTGAACGCTGACTTCTGTCAGGTGAAGATGGATTTTGACGACACGCCAAAGCTCGAGATTCGTAACGACAGCCCAACCGGAACGGTGCTATGGAGCTATACCGGTGACGACACGCATCGCGAGCCATGGGCCACGTTCATCTTTAACGGAACGGAATGGTATCTACACGCGACCAACTTCAACCCTATATGACGGGACTAAAGAATTTCAAAAAAAAGTGTTGTGCGGGAACAAAAGACAGCATAAAAGGCGAGGCAGCGAAACCATAAACCATGTCTGACGCAAGCAGGACTCAGCTAACTTTCGCGCCGGAAACGACATTCGCCGAAGCGATACCTAGTAACGCAGCGATGACACGAATTCGCTTCGTTAGCGATTCGCTAAAGCACGACAACATCAATGTTGTTAGCGAGGAAATTCGCAGCGACCGGCAGCGCACCGACCTTGCAACCGTTGGCTATAGCGTCACTGGCGATGTTGATGCTGAGTTGACCTATGGTGACTATTTCGATCCCGCGATAGAAGCCGCGCTTTGCGGAACATGGACGACAAACGTCCTTCGCAACGGAACAACCAACCGCAGTTTTCGGATGGAGAAGGGTTGGCTTGATCTTGGGAAGTATTCGCCGATGCGCGGCGTCTGCATCAACACTCTCGACCTCGACGTTACTTCACGGCGCATTGTGCGTTTCCGTGTTGGTTACATGGGACGCGGTGCCGAGGCAGGTGTAACCACGAGTGTCAGTGGCACGACGGCGCTGACACAACCCAGCAGCAACGCGCCAATTCGCGCAGGCGACTTGATCCAGATTACCAGTGCCGGAACGAGTGGCCCGCTTGATTTCTCGACTGGCATCAGCGCGAGCGCGGTGCGAATGACGATCAACAATAACCTGCGTGAGCGACCATTAGCGACGCAGTATTACACCGACGACTTTGGCCGTGGCGTCATGGAAATCACCGGCACCGTTGAAGCCTACTTTAAGGATATTTTGATCTTCAATCAGTTCCGAACCAACGGACTCTTTTCGTTGCGCTGGACGATGCGCGATCCCGACCTTGTATCGGCGAACACCTATCGTATCACGCTGCCAAAATTGAAGGTGACCGATGCACCGATCCCGACTCCGGGGTTGGAGCAGGACATCATCCAGACGATCAATTGGCGTGCGCTGGTAGATACTGGCGTCGGTTATACGATTGACGTCACCCGCGCGCTGACCACCTGATTTTCCGCTTGCGTCATTCTTGCCCTCGCGCTAGACAGACGGGCGAGATATGAAAATAGACAAGCTGATTGGCAACGAGGAGAAGCAACTTGAAGGTGTTTGGATTATTTATGAAGACGACGCGAAGTTCAAACTTGCGTACGCGCAGTCAAAGCCGATAACACGCGAACGGGAAAAGAAGAACGCAAAGGCGCGCCAAAAATACGGTTGGAACCGTAACCTGCCACCAGATGTGGTTGAAAAGATCGGCACCGACCTGACCATTCAGTTCATCCTTAAAGGTTGGGAAGGAATTGAAGATAGTGACGGGAAAGAATTGCCGTTCAACGAAGCCAACGCTCGCGACCTGTTAAGCCGAAGCGCACGGTTGCGCGACTTCATTGCAGCCGAATCGTTCGACCTCGCCAACTTCCAAGACGATCCTTTGACGCCAGAGGAGAAAGAAGTAACCGAGGGAGCGGGCGACGCGGCGCAAGCCGCAACCAAAAGCGGCGCTACTGTGGCAGCTTGAGTACGGCGAGAGCGAAGAATTCCTTCGCACCTTACAAGAAAAGGGCCTGCACGTTCAGGCGCTGGAAGACAAGCCGATTCTTCCCGAAGAACTAGCTGCGCTGCTTCGCGAGTTCTATATCCTGCGCGACTACACCGAAGCAGGCTTCTCAGACATTGGCCGGATTAAACTTCCTGACGTCAAACTGCTGTACGAGTCGGGATGGTGGAAGGAAGTAGTCGAGTTCGATTATTACCGCGAAACAATGATGCTTCTTGATCGAACGCTACGGGCGTGGCATAAGGAGCGCAATCCAACTTCCTGACCATGCCGGACGAAACCACGTACGGAATTAAGATTACCGAAACCGGCAGCGACGCAGCCGCGCGCGGGTTCGACAAGGTTACGGCTTCCGCGTCGAGAACACACAAGGAGCTTAACAGTGGTGTCGGGTTTGTCGAGCGATGGGGGGCCGCTATGGCGCGCAGCAGCGGCACGGCGCAGGTTCTTTTGCGATCCTTGGGGCCAATAGGAGGCGATGCAACGGAAATGGCGGCGCGCCTCGAACGGGCTGGTATAGCTGTCGAAGCGTTGGGAGAGCGTGTACGTGAAAGCGCAAGCTCGCAGAGAATTCTTCAGGACGCCTATGCCAAAGGCGCAATCGCTTCGGCCACCTATGAAGCTGCGCAGGCGCGCTTGGCAAGCGCACAGGAGGCGCGCGCGGCAACGTTGGAACGCATTCGAGCGTTAGAACAAAGCGTCGGCATAGCGACACAAGCGCAAGCGGAGGCACAGAGAGCGTTAAGCAGCTTGGATTACACCAAGCAAGCTGTGCAAGTAGTGGCGGCACAGAGAGCGGAAAAGGAAGCGCAGGGTGCCTTAATTTCATCGTCGGCTGCGTTACGTGGCGAGAAGAACAAACTGGCAGAACAAAATCGTGAAGTCGCCGAATCACAAAAGCTATTGGACTCGGCAAACAAAGCCAGCAGCAGCAGCTTAGGTCTAACGGTCGGCGTGATCGGAGGTGTCGTTGTTGCCTTGGCAGCGTTGGCGACCGGCATTTACGCAGTCTTTAAGGCATGGGAGCAGTTCACAGAGAGCCTTGCAGAAGGCGCAAAGATCGAACGTGCGCGATTGCAACTGGCGCAGTTGCTTGGTAACACACAAGCGGCAGCAGCGTCGTTCAAGGAATTGTCCGAACTGGCCAGCCAGAGTGGCGGATTGTTTAACGCCGAACAACTGAGCAAGGTAGCAGGGACACTGTACAACCTCGGCACCGGTTACAAAAACTTGATCCCGTTGACACACGCCTTTGCCGAAGCGTCAGCGGCCACCGGTCAACCAATTGAAACCATCGCGGCGTCGTACAGCCGGTTGATTGAAATTGTGAACACCGGTTCGCCATTGGCAGCGAATTCGCTTCGCCAGTTTACGACGGAAGGAATCAACCTGACGAAGATGTTGGCCGACTCGACCGGCAAGAACGAAAACGAGATTCGAGGGTTGCTAAAGGCTGGACTAATCGGTGCCGATGATATTCGAAACGCCTTTCTGAAAGCGGCGGAAGGAAGTGGTGTTTTTTCCAATGCCCTTGAACGCCAAGCCGGAACAGCACTGGGATTGATCGGCCAGATCAAGTCGCGCTGGAAAGATGTCCAAGCGGCTTTTGGCGAACCAATCGTTACCGCGCTGGAACCGATTTTAGAAAAGATCATTCCCTTTGAAGTGACGGCGGAAGGCAAAGCGCGCGCGCTCGGCTCTGCAGTGGCGGACATTGTCACGCAGCTTGGCCAGATCGCCGGAACCGATCCATGGGGCGCTTTCAAGCTGGCGAGCCAGTTGGCTTTTGCCGAAGTGGGGAACGCTTTTTACGTCGCCATCACAAAAGTGATGGACTTGTTGCAGGACTATTGGAAAAAGAAAACGGATGAACTGGTAAACTCAACGCTTAGTCTCAATCCAGAGCGCCGACTTTACCAATTCATAACCGGAGCACCAAATACCGCGCTTGACCCGTTCGCGCCTCCGGGGTCGGGAAGACAACTTGGCGGATACCAACAACAGCAACAGCAACAACCCGCAGCAGCATTGCCGTTCAACACCAGCGCGATTCTGCAACAGATCGATTTGCGCCGACAACTCGGCGACCTCAGAACTTCGGTAGCCAGCGCGTTCGATGACGCCACAACGCAACAAGTGGTGCGCGGCGTGTTTGCAACGGCGTTTCAGAGCGCCTTTAAGGACAGCGAAGGCGATTTAGGCAGCACGCTAGGCGACGCGTTCGACATTGCGCGCCAACGTTCAAGTTTCACGACTGCGGTTGATCGCGTTTCCGTTGCGCCAAAACAACTGACCACGACCGCGCCAATCGGCGGGCCCGGAACGGATGAAGCCGACGCAGCGGCGTTCGTTGGTGAGAACAACATCGAGGCTTATAGCGCCACGACTCAAAAGGTCGGTGAATTAACCAACACGGTTCGACAGGCTGACGTGGTAATCAAAATGTTCTACGGCGACATGAAGGTGTTGACCGATCTGCAAAGCACGCTTGCAGGCACAATCGCTCGCGCTAACACCCCGTTAGAAGGCCAGCGAACAGCCTTTGAAGCGGTCAACAACGCCATCAAGGCGATGCAAGACCCGTTGGCGCACATCAACGACTTGATCAAACTTCTCCCGAACAACGCCAACTCGTTTGATTCAGCGATTGTCCGGCTCAACGCGCACCTGCGCGATTTCGAGCTCACCAACCAAACGGTGACCACATCACAAGGTTTAATGCGGACGGCGCAGGATGGCATTGTCGCGGCCATTAACCAAAGCAACGAGCCGTTGGCGCACCTGAAAGAATTCCTCGACGCGTTGCCGGCTGGTTACGACAAGAACGCCGAAGCCGTGATTCGCTGGGCGGCGGCGTACCGTGAACTGCAATTGCGTGAAGCATCCGTCGAACTTTCCATCAAAGCGAATACGGCCAGCTTTGGAACGAGCATTGCTTTCGGGTTGCAAAAGGCGAGCGACCAATGGGGAAGTTTCGATGAACAGGTTGCGAAGTCAGCAACCGACGTGGCGACTTCATTGTCCGGTGACATCAGCACCGGTTTAACGGACATCCTAACCGGAACGAAAAGCGTATCGGAAGGGTTCCGCGACATGGCGCTGAGCGTCATCAAGGACATTGAATCGATCATCGTCAAAATGCTGATACAGCTCGCGATCCAGCGGCTCCTTGGCGCGTTCGGCATAGGTGGCACTGGCGGGTTAAACGCGGTCGGAGAAGCGCAATTTGCGCAAGGCGTGGTGCCAGTTGCGACGCTGGCTTACAATGGCGGCTTGATGGCTTTCGCTGGTGGCGGGTTTACAGGCAGGCGCGGGAAATTCCAACCTGTCGGCGTTGTCCATGGCGGCGAGTACGTGTTCACCAAGGAACAGACGAGCGCGCTTGGCGTGCCGTTCCTGCAACAACTGGCTGATGTCGGCCGTCAGGGATATGCCAGAGGCGGTTATGTTGGCGACATGCCAAGAGGCAGGTTGGGTGGCGGCAGCGCAACAACCAACAACGTCAGCATCGCCGTCAACTTCAACGGCAACAACACGGCGACCGGAGCAGGCCGATCGGAGCGGGCTGCGGGCGCGTCAAACAGCGCGCGCGATCTGGAGAAGCTGGTTGTTCCTGTCATCGAAAAATGGGCCGTAAAGAATAAGCATTTCGGCGGGATGCTTCATCAATGAGTGATTTCACTTTCCCTCCCAGCACTAACAGCACCGGCAGTGTTGACCCGCGGACACTGGAAAGCAGCTATGGCGGCGGCTATGAGCAACGCAGCGGCGACGGGTTAAACAACACGCCGCAAAAATGGAACCTGCTGTTTACCAATCGCAGCATCACCGACCTGAACACGATTCA